GCGGCGGCCTGCTGCTTCAGTGGGACACCGAGGTTCACGGTCGGATGAGCTTGGCCCTGACCCGGATCACCCGGACTCCGGTCCAGTGGGACGGGTTCACCGGCGCTTGGCACGACCCGGACCTAGTGTATCAGGGGCTGCGAGCGCACTCGTTCGGCAATCGCCTGATAGCCTACTACTACGGCTACGGCGAGGCCGACCCGCCGCCGCCGTTTCAGGGTCCAGATCCTTTCACCGCACACCGGTGGTGGCACTACGACCTGACCCGGCAGGCTGACGGCAGCTTCTCCGGCGTGGTGTACCGCCCGACCGGCGGGCTGTTCATGTACCCCGGCGGCGTCAAACTAGGCGATTCATCGCCAGCGACGGCCCGGATTGACGGCGGTCGATTGATTCTGGATGACTCGAAATCTACCGCGCTGGAGCGACTTTTGTAATGGACCGAGAGCAGCTTGTCGCAGACCTTAAGCGCGACGAGGGCTGGGAGCCGAGTGCGTATCAAGACACGCTCGGATACTGGACGATTGGCTACGGCTTCCTGATTGACGAGCGCAAGGGTGGCGAGATTCCCGAATCTATCGGGGAGATGTGGCTGACCCACAACGTCGATATGCTGGCTCGATCCGTCCGCGCTGTGTTGCCGTGGTTCGACGACCAGCCGGAGTCGGTTCAGCGCGCCCTGTGCAACATGGCGTATCAGATGGGCGTGGGCGGGATGAAGGGCTTCACGAAGACTTTGCGACTGATTGAGCAGGGCCGCTACTACGAAGCCGCCGACGAGGCGCTGGACAGCGCATGGGCGGCTCAGACACCAAACCGGGCGCAGCGCGTGGCGCGACTTATCAAGTCGGGGGCGATTTATGGGTGAGATCAAGAAAACCGTTCTCGCTCATAAGGTCACGACTATTTGGGTGACGTGGACGCTGTGCATCATCACCTACGCCGTCGCCAAGGCGTTTGGCGACCCTAGCGCAATCAACGCGCAGACCGTGGCGGCCTTGGGCCTTGTAATCGGCCTGCCGCCCGCGTTTGTCGCGCTGTGGAAGTTGATCCAGACGAGGAAGCCGTGATGCTGGCACTGCTCAAGGCAAATCCGATCACGGCGGGCTTGGCCGCTCTGTGCATCACATTCGGCGCTACGGCGGGCGTTCAAACTTGGCGAATCGGTAATCTACAGCAAGACATCGGCGCGGCGCGGTCTGAACTGAGTCAGTGTGTGGCAACAAACCAGCGAAACATGGACGAGTACCGGCGCGTGATTGGTGGCCTGATGGCACAGGCCCAAGAGCGCAACCGGAAACTACAGGAACAGGCCGCGCTTATCCAGAGGCTACGGACGTGGCAGGTTGAACAGGAAGCGCAGGATGACGAAGACATTGAAGCAATTCAAGCCGTTGAAAGCGATTGCGCTGCTGCTCCTGTCCCTGACGCTATCCGGCTGCGCCTCACGCGTAGTCACTGAAACCGAGTACATCGAGGTTCCGGTAGAGGTTCCGATCCCGCTAGACCCTGAGTTGACGCGAGACGTGCCGCCGCCGGACTTTGACGTTCAGACATGGAGAGACGTGGCAATTCTCGCTATCCACTACCGGCAGAGGTATGAAGCCCTGCGGGAACGAATGAATGTGATAAGGGGTATTCAGGGGCATGAGTGAAGGCGACCCGACAAAGTTCCACCTAGACAAATCAATTAGCGTCGGGCACTTGGTCACGACTGGAATGCTGATCGTTGCACTTATCGGCGGGATGGTCACTACAGATCGGCGCATTGAGCGTAATAGTGTGCTGATTGAGGCTCTTGCCCAGCGCCAAGAGAGAGAAGTCCAGCGGCAGGCCGCAGATATTTCATTAATGCGCGACCAGCTAACCAGGATCGAAGATAAGCTGGATCGTCAAATCGAAGGCAGGTTTCAGGATGAGCGGTAAAGGCAGCAAGCCGCGCCCTTTCAGCGTGACGCACGACGAGTACAGCGCCAATTGGGAGCGCATCTTCGGGAGAAAGGATGAAGCGGTTTCAGGTTCCGATATTCGGCCCGACGATTCACTACACGGACTGCCCGGACGAGGCGATCAGATGGATCAACCGGAACGCGGTAGACCTGAAGCAAGGCGAGTATGAGGGATTCACGGCGACGGACGGCAAAACAATCTGCTTGTTCGCCCCGACACCCGGAATACTCGCTCATGAAGCACTACACGCGGCGGTGATGGTTCTGGATCACATCGGTGCCGAGCAGCGGGACGAAGAAGTGACCGCGTACCTGATCCAGTTCATATTCGAGAAGTGTGCAGCGTAGACAATGGCCCGCCCGACCAAATACAAGCCCGAATACTGCGATGCTCTGGTAGAGCATATGGCGCAGGGCGCAAGCATGACCAGCTTCGCCGCGTCCATTGGTGTTTGCCGGGCGACCATTGGCGTTTGGGGCGACGAACACCCCGAGTTTTTAGCAGCCATAAAAAGGGGCAAGGCCGCTTGTGCCGAGTGGTGGGAGAACCTGGCCCGTCAAGGGGCCGCAGGAAACCGCGAAATCAACCCGACGCTGGTCATCTTCGGCCTCAAGAACATGGCCCCGGATGACTTCGTAGAGCGCAAGGCTATTGAGCATAGCGGCCCAGGCGGCGGCGCAATCAACGTGAGGGACGTGGAGAGTCTGTCCGACGACGAGCTGATGCGGATTGCTGCGGGCAAGAAGTGACACCGCAAGAGGCCGCGCAGAAGCTTTTGCGGCGCAAGGCTGCACGTGAGTCGCTGATTGACTACAGCCGGTACACGAACAGAGCCTATCGCCCTGCGGACCACCACAGACAGATTGCCGACGCTCTGGAGCGTGTAGAGCGCGGCGAGTGCAAGCGGCTGATGATTTTCATGCCGCCGCGTCACGGGAAGTCGGAGCTTGCGTCGCGCAGGTTTCCGGCGTGGTTCATGGGGCGCAATCCAGAACGCTCGATTATTGCGGCCAGCTACAACTCGGACCTGGCCGGAGACTTCGGGCGCGAGGTGCGGAATATCATGGCATCGCCCGAACACGGGGCGCTGTTCACGGAATCGCACCTTGCCGCCGATAGCAAAAGCCAAAACCGCTGGCACACAGACCAAGGCGGCGGGTACACGGCTGCCGGGGTAGGCACGGCCATTACCGGGCGCGGCGCTCATATCCTGCTGATCGACGACCCGGTGAAGGACCGGGAAGCGGCAGACAGCGAGGTGGTGCGCGAAAAGACGTACCGCTGGTATCTGTCCACGGCCTACACCCGGCTCGAAGGTGTAATTACCGACGACGACGAGGATTGGTTGTGGCGCGATCTGGAAGAGGCCAAAGAGAAGGGCAAGCCGTTTGACGGCGCTGTGGTCCTGATTCAAACGCGCTGGCACGAGGATGACTTGGCGGGCCGTCTTCTGCACGACATGGAGCGCGGCGCTGATCAGTGGGAAGTGTTGAGCCTTCCCGCCATTAACGAAGCTGGCGAACCTCTGTGGCCGCAAAAGTCCCCGATCGAGCGCCTTGAGAGCATCAAGAACGCAGTGTCGTCCCGCGAGTGGTCGAGCCTGTATCAGCAGGAGCCAACCGCCGAGGACGGCATTCACTTCCGGCGCGAGTGGTTCGACGAGGCAATGTACCCGGCAGAGCAGATTGCTGACAAGATCGAGCAGGGCAACATCTACCTGACCGGCGATTACGCCGTGACGGCTGACGGCGGCGACTACACCGAGATTGCGGCGTGGTCGATGCTGCCGAGCGAGCATTTGTACTGCGTCGGCTGGTGGTCCGGGCAGGTGGATCAGCTTGACTGGTGCGAAGAATTGCTCGACATGGTAGATACATTCAAGCCGATGAGGCATGTCGCTGAGTCTGGCGTGATCCGGAAGGCAACCGAGGCGTATATCAAGCGCCGAATGCGCGAGCGAAAGGTATACACGACGCTGGAATGGATGCCGACGACGCAGAACAAGCTCGCAAACGCGCGGAGCTTTCAGGCGATGGCGTCAAATGGGCGCGTTCACTTCCCTGACACGGTGTGGGCAGAGCGCGTCGTGTCGCAACTGCTGAGGTTCCCCGGCGGTCGCTACGACGACGCTGTGGACGCTTGCGGTCTGATCGGGCGGTACATTGACCACGTTTGGGAATCGCAGAAGAAGAAAAAGACCGTGACACTTGAAGAGGCGTGGGATGCACCGATGACATTCAATGATTTGCTGGGCAAGCGAGCATGAGCGAAGACTACGAAAGCTACGACGACATTCACGACGAGAAGGTGCGCTCGTGGCTTGGCAAGCTCGCCGCTGAGCAGAAAGAACACGGCGACTTTCGCAAGGAAGCCGAGAAGGCGCTGAAGATTTACGAGCGCGAGGACTGCGACGGCAAGAAGACCGTGTTCCCTATGTACACGGCGAACGTCGATATTCTCCACGCCGCCCTGTTTTCGTCGCTGCCCGCGCCGGACATTCGCCGCCCGCATCAAGACCAGGGCAGCAAGGAGCTGGCTCAGGCGATCCAGCGCGCGATTGAGCATCACATCGACACCGAAGACTACTCGCTGCCCGCGCACCGTGCGGTCTCTGAGTGGCTTGCGGGCGGTCTTGGCGTGGTCTGGTATCGGTATGCGCCTGAAGTGGTCGAGATGCCGATCATGGAGCCCGTGGTGCAGCAGGTGGCCGACCCTGTAACGGGCGAGGTAATCGAGCAGCCTGTCGTGGACCCTGAGACGGGCGAGCCGGTGATGGAGCCGGTGCGCGACGAGGACGGCCAGCTTGTGACTGAAGCCGAAATCGAATCGCAGACAATCACGATGGAGTACCACCCGTATCATCGTTTCCGTTGGGAGCCTGCGGTGGTGTGGGAGGACGTGGATTGGATTTCGTTCGACTACATCAAGACGCCGGGCCAGATCAAGGCCGAATATGACGTTGAACTGGATAACCTGAACCGCAAGAACGCTGACCGCAAGGCTGCGAGCGCGAGCAGCAAAGACGGCCACATCGTTCACCATATTTGGTGCCGCAAATCGCGCACCGTTAAGGTCATCACGCCCGCGCATAGCGAGTTCCTGGCCGAATACGATGACCCGTTGGGTTTGGAAGACTTCTACCCCTGCCCGCGCCCGCTGATGATGAACGTTCAGTCCGGCGAGATCACGCCGCGCCCGGATTACGTTTACATCGAGACGCAGCATGACAACATCCAGACGCTAACGCGGCGGATTAACAAACTCGCAGATGGCATCAAGGACATCGGCGCATTCGATGCAGCCATGTTCCCCGAGTTGGGTAGCCCGGAGTCTGCGCAGGACGGCAAGTATATCCCGGTTGCCAATCTGGCCGAGCGGCTGGGCGGCAGGGACTTCAGCAACGTGATCGCGTCTGTTGACATGCGGAACAAGGTCGAAACCATGGCCCGCCTGGTCGAGATGCGCGAGAGCGAGAAAAACATCATCTACGAGCTTCAGGGCATTGCGGACATCGTTCGCGGCGCTTCTGTTGCGTCAGAGACGGCGACGGCTCAGGCCATCAAGGACAAGCACTTCCAGGTCCGTCTCAGCGAGAAGATCAACGAGCTTCGCCGGTACTGGCGCGATTCGTACCGCATTCTGGCCGAGATGATCGGAGAGCATTACACCGAGGAATCGTTCTTCATTGCATCCGGCGTGGAGCTGGGGCAGGACGAGTTACACGCGGCCATGAACGAAATTGGCCGTTCGTACATGATTGACATCGAGACCGAAGACACGACCTTTGAGGACGACGAGAAGGAACGCGCACAGGGTATCGAGTTAATCCGCACGTTTGGCGAGATCTTGAACATGCAGCAGGCCGTGCCGCCAGACCTTCTTGTGACGCTGCTGAAGTTCGGCTCCAACCTGTTCAAGCAAGGCCGAGTGCTGGAGGACGGCATTGCGACCCTGCCGAGTTCCATGCAGCAGTTCGAGCAGTTGAACCAGACCATCCAGCAGATGCAGGGCGAGAACCAGGCGTTGCAGGAACAGATGGCGCAATTGCAGCAGGCGCTACAGGAATCCGAGGGCCGCGAACAGATGCGGGAGGATTTCGAGGCGCAATCCGACGCACAGGCGAAGGGCGCGAAGGCCGCGAAGGACGCAGCCGAGGCGCAGCAGACGCAGATCGAGAACGCGCAGATGGTTCGGTTCAGTGGTTTGCCTCAGTAAATGCTTGTCAGTGGCGACTATTCCGACGCCATCAAGGCGCTCGGCTGGACGCTATCGAACGACGCCAAGTTCATCGCCAAGCACAAAGACGGCAAGCTGGTCGCGCTAGCTGCTTTTGAGAACTACAACGGCACCGACATTGACGTGCACGTTGCGGCGGCTGGAATGTCCCGCGACTGGATTCGTGCAATTTGCGAGTACGTATTCGTGACTTGTCGGTGCAGCCGCATGACCAGCCTCAATGACGCCGAAAACTTCACGATGGAGCCGTATCTGGAGCGGCTCGGATTTGAATACGAGGGCCGCAAGCGTAAGGCGCTGCCCAACGGCAACGATGTTTTGATTTACGGAATGACACGAGAGGATTGCAAATGGGTGGGAAAAGCAGCCCGAGGGTAGAGACCCCGGACCCGATGGAAATTATTCGGGCGCAAACGCAGGCCAACCGCTTCAACACGTCCGGCCCGTTCGGCTCGACGCAGTGGCAGGGAAACAACCAGGTCACCAGCTTGTCGCCTGAGATGGAAGCCTTGCAGGGCCAGATGTTCGACCTTGCGGGCCAGTCTCCTCAGCAGGTGGAAGTGCCTGACTTCCTGCGAGAAATTGCCGGTGGGATGATGAGCAACGTCGGCGAGAGGTATGGCGTTGGCTCAAAGCCCGGAATGCAGCAATCCATGCCCGACCCATCTCCCGGACGAGGCGTTGGAATGACGCCTGGTATCAACCCGTCAGCCCCGGATTACTCACAGCAGGCCATGCAGATTCGTGACTTGCTCGCGCAACGCTCCAACCAGAGGACTCGATAATGGCCGTTTTCTACATGAAGCCCCCGACCCAGCGGCCGCAGATGGCGAAGCCGCAAGGGTACTCGCAGTACACGAGGCCGAATTATTCGGCGCGTCCGGATCACATGAGCAAGCCGGAAGTGAAGCCGGGCGCAGGAGGCCAATTCATTCGCCCGCCGTCGATGCCGCAGCGGCCCGGAATGAATCGCCCGTTCCAGCATAATCGCCCTGGGTTCGGCCCGCCGCAGCACACGACTCCGATTGGCCCTTCATTGCAGTTGCAAGCGCAGAACATGCGGCCCCCGGAGCGCACTACGCCGATTGGCCCCGGAATGCAAATGCAAGCACAGCCGCCCTCGGGTGGTGGTTTCGGCTACAGCCCCATCGGTGGTCGATTTGGCGGTGGCGGCACTGACGATCAGGGCCGTCTGGCCTCGGCACTGCAAAGACTGTTCGGGTATTGATCGATGTCCAGACTCGCAACCATTGCCGGCGTGCAGGGGCAGACGCCTCGCCCGCCGCTTCCGGGCCGTCCCCCGCCCCCGAATCCGACGCAAAGCCCGCCGATTTCGGGCACGCAGCAGACTAGCTACACGTCGGGTTATCACACCCGCCCTGTAAGCGATCCAGGGGCGATGACGGGCGGCACGGGCGGCTACAACACGAACGTACAGGCCGTAATGCCGGATATGTCGGATTTCGAGCCGTTCCGAGAGGCCGTATTTGACCAGTTCGAGCGTGACATTCAGCCGCAGATCGAGCAGCGCCGCGCGCGAATGAATCAGGACTTGGTGAATCGAGGCATCACGCCAGGCTCCGAAGCCTACGAGCGCGAAATGACGCGCTTCATGCAGATGGAAAACGACGCATTCTCCGGGGCGCAGCGTTCCGCGCTTGAGGCCGCTTTGAGCGCGCAGGGCCAGTTTTTCAATCAGGGTCTTGGGCAGGCTCAGGTCAACGCAGGGCTTGCACAGTCTCGCATGGCCGCAGACGCTTCCCGGTACGGCTCGTTGATGGGCCATAACGCATCGATCTACGGCACTGACCAGGCCCGTGATGGCTCGCTTGAGCGTCTGATCTTGAGCCTCGGCGAACAGGGGCGGCAGTTTGACGCAAATTATGGACTTGAGCGGGATCGGTTCGGCCTTCAGTCCGACCAGGCCGACATGTCTAACCTGATGGCGCTGCTGGGTTACGGCTCTCGCGCAATCGGCCAGAACAACGCCGCAAACAATCAGCAGCTCGGCTCGCTGGCATCGATCCTTGGCGGGTTCATGCCAAATGCCCCGTTTGTCCCGGCTGACGTGACGGGCGCGTATGGTCTGTCGAATCAGGCGAACATGGCGAATGCTCGGCTCGGCCAGCAGCAGAACTCGGGCTTCTGGGGCAGTCTCGGATCACTCGGCGGCGCTTTTCTTGGGCTTAACCCGTTCGGATGGGGAGAGTAACTGATGTCGCTTAACGTGGATTTCAGCGTAGCAACGCCGCCGATTCGCCCACAGCAGCCGCAGGTTATCGACCCGCGAGCGATGTACGAACAGCAGTCGATTCTAGCGGATACCCTGATGGGCAACGCGCAGCAGTATCAGGGCGGCGGCGCTTTGGGTGCGCTGGCGATGATTGCGAACGCCTACGCCGCGAACAAGGTCGGCAACCGGGCGGCGGGGTCACTGTCGGCTGCGCTGGAGCAGGAACAGGAAGCAGCGCGAGCAGCGGCAAAAGCCGAAGCAGAGAATGCGCGTCAGGACCGCGAACACGAATTCAGGAAGATTGCATTCCAGCAGCAGCAGGAAGCACTGAACCGCGCGCCGCCTGCGACCTTGCAGATGCTTGAGGCCGCTGGCGTTGATCCGCGCTCACCGCAGGGCATGGAAATTATCATGTCGTCGCTGCGTGGCGGTGGGCCGAC